AATGTTTCTGAGCCTCTTGCGTTTCCAATTCCCTTTTTTTCGGCAAACTTTTTGCCGCCGTTTGTTTGATAGAGGCCTTTGTTCACAAGCTTTGCATCTTCTAAAAGCTTTGGGTTTATACTCATGCGCCTTCGGCCTCTCTGATCAGCGTCAACGGATCAAATGTTTCGTCTGTCCAGTTTCTCTCTGGATCGTTAATTTTGCGGTTTAACAGGTCAGCCCAGCTTGCTCGCAGTTGACCATCGTGCAGCCTCGTCTTGATGACCGCTGCGCGTTTGTTGCAATCCACAACACCCCAGATGATCCAAGGGTCTTTCCCCTCGAATATCTGCTTGCCCGAAGGAAACGTTCGTCTCCAAAGGGCAAGTTGCTCGTCACGAACGTCCATTAGCTACCGCTCAACAGATTGATGTTGAAATTCAGATCAATAGTGACCCTTTGAGTTTTGCCTTCTGACGCTGCGATAGCGGGGGCAATGTCTCTCAGTCGTTCAATGACTGTTTCGACCTGTGGCTTTGAAAGTTTCCATTGAATTTGATCGCCTTTCTTGACCCCAGAAGGAACCGCGCTTTCATTTGGTTTGTGATCACCCTCGGCAGAAAGAAAATCGTTCACACTGACACCCAAGTAGTCACTCATTCTTTTCAAGACTGCGGGTGAGGAGTTCTTGATCTTTCCCGTTTCATAGCGCGAAATGGTAGGGTGCTTCATATCCAAATCTTCTGACATTTTTTTTAGAGTTATTTTTTTATTGCCCCTGATTTCTTTTAAATTTTCGCCAGAGAAGCTTAATGATTTTTTATGAACTGGTGAAACCATCAACTCACTGATCTCAACCCCCAAGCCATTAGCAAGTCGATGCAAGTTTTCGCTGTTTGGCTCATGTGTACCCCTCTCATACTTAGAGACACAAGCTTGAGTGAGTTTAGCCACTTCCGCGAACTCTGACTGTTCTGGCTCATCGCCTTTATCTGGTTCTGCATCAGGGAAAAGCTTTGAAAGCTCAATGGCGTCGAAAAGGGTGTCAGCCAAATCAAAGCCTTCGTCCATCAATTCCCCAAGCTCTTCGGTCAACATGGGGAAGTCCCAACGGCTCTCTTCCGCAGCGCGGTTGTCTGCGAGCCTATAGGCGCGTTTTTTAGATTTAGATAGCCCAGAGGCAATATGGACGGGAACCTCTGTCAGACCCAATTTCTGCGCCGCTAAAAGCCTAGTGTGACCCGCTAATATTACTCGGTCATCATCAACTATAATCGGGGAACGAAAGCCATAAAGGTCAATTGACTTTGCTACCTTCGAAATCGCATCTGGCGTGATCTGACGGGGGTTGTTCCCGAAAGGCGTCACTGTGTCGATTGGGTCAATGCTGACCGAGTAATTCATTTCTTTTTCCCTTTTGGTTTCTTTTTCGCGCCAGATTTGGTAGACTTCATGCTGTACGCAGAAAGTTTTTTGGTACTCTTGCCATATGCCATAAGACTTTTCCTTTTTTCTGATGATTACAAAATAGCAAAAGAAGCGACAAAACGCACCCAAAATATTACAAAATGTAATGAGGCATAATTTGGAGAAGATTGTCAAAGCTGAACCGATACAATGGCACTTAAAAACAAGCCGTTTTGATTTTTGTCCCGACTGCCATGCGCGGCTGTTTTATCAGAGCCAGTTTGTTCGAAACTGTCCTGTCTGCCACCAGTTCTATCGCTTGAAAACTCCAATTGATGAGTGGGCAGAAAAATATGAGGTAGACAACTAATATTCTTTTCGCATATGGTCGCCAAAAAAAGAGCAGATCATGGCAGAAAATATAAATTCAGAAACAGACGAATTTTTTAAAATCGTTCGTTCACTGTTTCCTACGAACACTCAAAAAGCTTTTGGCGAATATATCGGCGTCAATCAAGGAACCGTAAGCAAATGGTTTCGTGGCGTTTTGCCCGTGCCTTATTATGCAAAAGTGATTATGGCGTATGCTATGGAACGGAGCGAAGGCGGTTTCGACCCGTTCCTAGATGTTGACAGCTACTTCAAGGATCAGTCCTGATACCAAGCACCGTTCGCGACTGCGCCATTTGACTGAAAGTTTTCTGTCGGCTCACTGGCTGGACTATATCGACCTGTCAGCCTGTCATAGTGGAAGAAGGCGCAGCCAACTTGACCAGCATATTTGTCCCTGACCTTGTGAATGTGAACCTCAACGGGCTTTGATGTGTCGCGCCTATCGCGTGAAACCGCCCAAATCATGTCACCCTTGTCGGCCCACCTTGCGCTGCCAGCAATATCGTAGGCAGTCGGGACGGGAACTTCTTCTTCGTGCATGGTTATCATCTTTTTAGGATGGGCAACAAACCAAACGTGGACGTCATTGGCTTCTGCAAACTGTCTGACCTTTGCCAGCATCAAAGAAACATATTCCGTTTCACGGTCAAGTGGCCTGTCGAGTTCATTGTAGGGATCGATAACAAGCCCTTTGATCCCGTACCTTTTCACAAGAAGCGTTGCTTGATCCAAAATGTGGTCAATTGTTGGCGTAGCCTCGCGCCAATCATTGTATCTGATAAATTTAAAATACTTGTTCAGATATTCCATTCCGCTAGAGATCTCTGACTTCGACATTCTGCGCGTTGGCCCATCGCTATAAAACGGCGCTCCAATATGTTTTTCGAGAAACTTTCGAATATGGTGTTGGGGCTTGTTTTCAAAAGAGCAAATGCCAAACTTCCACCCATGAATTTTCGTCATGTTCAGAATTATTTGATCAAGAAATTCAGATTTACCAGAGTTTGGAATGCCTGTGACAATCGACATCTGGCCTTCGACGATTTTCATATAATCATCTAAATTTGCAAAACCTGTTGTCAGAGGATCGAACGTCAAGCCCTCATAATCCTCGAACACTTCTTGCTCGTAGTCATAAACTGAATGAACGCCCTTGATAGGCCATGCCTCTGCATGTTCGATTATTTCGCAAAGAATATCTTCGTCAAAATCCAGCAAAACATCGTTTGCGTCTTTGCAGCCTTCGGGATAGCGCACCCTTACGCATTTATCGCGCCCAATGCGTCTAGACAATTCGTTCGCCAAGCCACGTCCAGCTTCGTCGCCATCACTCATGATGACAACTCTTTCGGCCTGATCGATCAGCGCTCGCTGATCTTCAAGAAAGTGAAAGCTTTTTTCGTTGACGTGTTTATATTCAGCTTTTGCACCTGTCGGCACAGATAACGCAGCCTTTCCTGTCGCCTGATAGACCGACATCGCATCGATTTCACCCTCTGTGATAACGATTTCGTTTTGATCTGGCTCGACTAAATGAAGGCCATAAAAGATTTGCTCACAGCCCTTTTCCTGACTGTAGCCATATGGCTTTTCGTTTACTGCGCGGCGATATTTAACAGAAACAAGTTCTTCATCACGATAATAGTTAAACGCAATAAACATGCGCTGTTTGCCCTCAAACATCTTTGGACATTGTGCAATGTTGAATGCAGCAACCGTCTTGGCATTAATGCCTCGGCCCTCGAACCACTGCATGATTGCATCGACCTCAAGAACCTCTTGAACCGTCTTTGGCTTTTCATAGGTGGTTTTTTTTGCAAATTTAAAATCATCTGCTTTTTCGGCAACCTTGCCAGAGAATTGATTTCCTTCACTCTCACAGTGATGGCAAAAGTACACCGCAGCATCACCATCAATGGTGACAGACAAGCACGGGTCTGCTTTGTTTTTTCGGCTTGCCGAACATTTTGGACAAGTGGTTCTGTGAGTGCCAGATCCGTAACTTTTTAATCTTATCCCTTGCTCTAAAAGCCCTTCTGAAACTGTCTTCATATCGCACCTCTCGGTGATCTTAATTTTTTAGGTTCGTTCCGCTCGCTCACTTTTTTATCGTTCTGGTACTTCAACTTTGCTTGAAGCTGCATGTACCAGTTCTTTATATTTTCGTGTGAAAATGCTAAGTCGAACCGCTTCAGTTCAGAAATCAAATCAATTAGCGGAAATAATTCTTTAAATCCGTCAAAATCTTTCTTCGTCAGCTTTATGACACTCCCATTGAACTCGTATTTGTCCGTTGGCGCTGACATTTTGTCAACATCTTTTTGGTTTTCTTTACGCCGAGTAATTTTTTTGGCTGGAGATTTTTCTTCCGCACCTCTTTTTTGTGCAACCTGTCTGGCCGCGTCAGCCTTTCGATTGTAAATTTCTGATGCTTTCTGTCGCTCGGCTTTCAAACGCGGTTGAACGAAGCCCACGTCATCCTCACTGAAGAAATCATCAATCACTTGGAATACATCTTCTGTCGCAGTGTTGCCTAGAAGGATTTTGCGTAAAGCATAATCATCATTTGCAATTGAACCCCTTTCCCATTGCTCCATCAAAAGTAACAGGTAGGCTCCGTGTTGTTCTAAAGTGAGGTGGCCTGTGTCAGCACGATAGTCTCGAATATACAGAGGCACGAATTTTGTGAATTTATCTTTCATGTCTTCTTTCTTATGCTTGGGTCTAATTACGTTTATCGTAATTTTTTATGATTTACGCATTTAACTCCAGAAAATGCAGCAGTCAAATGATTTCACAAAAAAACGGCGAAAGCCGCTAAATATGTATATATTTATGTATTATGTATTATGTATTATGTGTCGCGATAACGTGTCGATGACGTTTCGATATCGTATTGAAAATGTAATGATTACGATTTTACTGGTTCAATCTGTAATAAAATAAGGGGTTCTTCTGCCCACCTCTTTGAGCTGATCTTGCTACAAATTTGACTGTCATTGCGATAAAGAACACCCTCGGCGGCATCCATGACGCTTTTTTCAAGGTTGTCTAAATCTGGTTTAATGAAATGATTCGAGCCGCCTGATAAGCACTCAGATTTTTTCTTTTTCGTGTATGATTTTGGAACTGGCAGGGAAAAGTTTATTTCTAAATTTATCGGCCCCTCTATTGGTTTGCCCTTGTATTTCACTTGAAGCCAAGTTCGAACAAAATTCTCAAAGTCCTTTGTTTTCTTAGGTGTATATGTGTGTGAGATCCCCCCAGATGTTTTGAAAGTGCGAGGTCTAGCCTTTGGGACTGCTTGAATGGGGATCTCAAATTCCATCATAAATATCTATTTCTTCAAACACGTTTAATTATTTGTTTACATTTTGTCATTTTATTTATAAAAATATTGATTAAGCGTTACATTTTGTAAACTTTTTGAAGGATCTGTTCGGGGGTTAATGATATGTCAAACTGTGAGGCAAGACTTGAAACCATCAGTGCATGTTGGGTAGGGATCGTGTCCCTTCTGACCCACTGCGATACAGCCGAGCGACTTAAACCGCATTTGCGAGCAACATTTGATGGCCCACCCAAGGCGATCAGAAGTTCTTTTATTTCGTTCATCGATCCACCCTGTCAATGTTTTTCAATTCATTATAAGTTTACAAAATGTAATAAACCTTTGCAATGGTATAGGGTTATAAAACGCCATTATCCTTGGGGATACATGCGTTCAAATTGTGGAAAAGCTCATATAAAAACAGAAAGGGCTAAAGCCTTTCTCAGGTCTTTTGTGAATGGTCGCTGGGACTGGACACTTTATTTCAACTGGGCTGTTTTAGAAAAAAATAATTTATATGAATCCCAGACCTTAATTAAGGTGCTCCGATCAGAGCAAAAATGGGAACGACAATTAATTTATGGGGAATAACAACCCCACCTCAGAAGAGAGAAGTGTTATGAAAAGAATTAAGAAAGTGCAAAATTTTAAACAGCAAGGAAAGGGTGGATCACCTTCATATAAAATGGCGACGATTGTTGCCTTGGCTTGCGAAAGCTGGGTTTCTAGTTTTTCAGAAAATAGTTTGGCGTTTGTTTGTAGTAATTGATTGAAGAAATAAATTCAAAAATTTTAAAAGGTGAAAAATGACCAATGTATCTGAAAGAATTAAACAGTTGAGAAAAGATAACGGCCTTCGCCAACATGAAGTCGCAAAAAAAATGAAACTCTCGCAGGGGGCAATTGCTCATTGGGAAAGCGGCAGAACTGAGCCATCCGTTGATGACCTCAAGTTGCTTGCCAGCATTCTGAAAACAGACGTTCAGTTCTTAACTGGATCGCCAACTTTAGGCCTGCAACCTGTCGAATACGAATTAGGGAGTGACGTGAAGTTGACTGTAAAGAGCGATTTGATGGCCCCGAAAATACAATTAGGGGATGATGTCGAAACATATTTGATTACTGTTGTGGGCAGTGATCGATATGAACCAACATATCATAGCGGCGATTTAATCTACGCAAGGCAAAGGGGCATCACCCCGAAAGTTGCAGTGCAAAAAGATTATGAATGCCTTTTTGTAACCGAGGAAGGTGATAAGTATATCGGAACATTGCGACCAGAAGAGCGGTCTGTATATACGATCAAAGTTGCGAACTCAGCGCCAATTTCTGGCGTTAAAATCAAGTCAGTTCATCCCGTGGTTTGGGTGAAACGACAAATCGACTAAATTAACATTCTGTAATTAAAATTAAGCGTAAGGCATATTTTTGCCTTGCGTTTTTTCATTTGTTATCATATGTAATACATTACGTAATAAAAATATTCTTATAAGGAAACCCAAACATGAATGATTTATCCTCAACCGACAGCCTAAATATGTCGATGGCTCTTATTGACAGGATGGAAGGCACCCCAGTGGGTGGCGGCAAAAAATATTACGATGTCAGCCAGCGCATAGAAGCTTTTCGCGCCTTTCACCCGCGTCATCAAATAAAAACCGAAATGATTGAGAACGATGGAAAGATGATTGTGTTCAAGGCATCTATCTTTGATCCAGATGGAAAAGAACTCGCAACGGGCCACGCAGAAGAAGTTCGTGGCTCAACAAATGTGAACAAGACCTCGGCCTTAGAAAATTGCGAAACCAGTTCTATCGGGCGCGCTCTTGCTCAGATGGGGTTGCATGGCGGTGAGTTTGCCAGCCTCAATGAATTGATGGGAGTTCCCGACAAGGCTGAAAAGCTTCAACAGTGGGATCATTACCAGCAAGGCTTAAAGAACAACATTCATCCTCACCCATTTGAGGAGACAGAAGGCTTCAAGCAAATTAAAGAGGTTTTGCCAAACTCAACAGTCACCAAAACTCAACCGCATGGCAGCTTTTTACAAGAGCATCAGGAAAAGTGGCAGTATGTCACAACCGCCGATTTGTTGAAGATTGCGGCACAAGACAAAGCCAAGCTTGGCGGGGTTTTAAAACTTTGGCGCGAAGAGGCGCTGGCAGTGTTCGAGATCTGCACAACTCAAGAGCAATATGCTGAAGTCGAGAAACGCTTTCATGCAGAACTCACCGAAATTCGGAACACAGGCAAAGGCGGCAGCGCTTGGGCTGACAAATGCTTCGACGCAATGGTTCCACAACTGACCAGCATTGCAGAGCGCGTATCTGACAATGAGATCAACGAAAAATCAAAAGTCTATCTATAAAAAAAGGGAAACCCAGATATGTATAATAAAGCAACCTTAATTGGCAATGTCGGCAAAGACCCAGAAATTCGCGGCAGCGACATTGGTGAATTTGCAACCTTTACCTTAGCAACCAGCGAAAAGTGGAAAGACAAGCAAGGAAACCCCAAGGAAGTCACCCAGTGGCACAGCGTTGTGGTCTACAATGAACAGACCGTCAATTATATAAAAAGCTACGTTAAAAAAGGCTCAAAGCTTCATGTTGAGGGCCAGATCACCTATAGAAAGTGGTCTGATAAAAGCGGTAATGATCGCATTTCAACCGATATTAAAGTTGATCGATTTCGGGGGTCTGTTCTAAATTTAACAGAAAAGCCCTTGACAAATTATGGCAGTGAGCAATCGCAAAACGGTCACATTAACATGAACCAAAGTGATCAGGTTCAAGGTTCTGCAAGGGGCGATCTGGATGACGAAATTCCCTTTTAAAGATGAGTTTCTTCCCGCTCTTAGTTACAAGCAGCTTGCTTTTCGATGGGGCGTCAGTCGAATGACTATCAGGCGAGTGGTTGATCGGGGTGAACTCCCTGCTATGAAACTCGCTGGCAAGATGGTAGTTCTTGGTGAGGACTGGAAATCTTACGAAGAACAATGCAAAGCAAACCACACCCCAAGCTCGTCACAAGAGCGAACACCCGCTTTTTGTGCATCCGATACTACGACGAAAGCGGAAGAAGAAAATTCCTTTCGACGGGGTTTGAGGATGAGAAACGCGCTCTCGGAGAGTTAGCTAATTTTATAAAACACGAAGAAAGGGAGCGGCTGTCTGTCGCTCCTTCTGTTTTTGAATGCCTTAAATATTACGCTGAAAATCACAAGATCTCAGGAACCTATGAAGTTCAAAAGGACATCAATCTGATTAACTACTTTGGACAGATGCCAGCGAACACGATCTCAAAGCAAATTTGCAGAAGCTATGTAAAGCACAGAACCTCTCAAAAGTTTAAACGCAAGGGCTGGTCTAAAGCCAAGAACGTCAGTGAGGCATCGGCTGGTCGTGAACTTAGGGGTTTGAGTGCTGCAGTGAAGTTTTGCGTATCTGAGGGTTTTTGCCCGACAGGATCAGTTTTTAGTGTTCCTTCAATTCAGTCGAAGGGAAAACTGCACATCACTAAAGAAGAAGCTCGGCTGATATTCGAGGCTTGCCCAACTTTCCATGTTAAACTGTTTATGATGTTGGCTCTCAGTTCTGGTCACAGGATGGGCGCAATCTTGGACTTAACTTGGGATCGGGTTATTTTTGACAAAATACACTTTATAAACCCCGAAAGAGATATGACCAAAAAAAGGCGAGGTCAGATGCCCGTGATCGATGGGTCTGATTTGCAGTCAATGCTCTCAGAGGCTCGTGTTGCGGCTGAAACCGATTATGTCATCGAACATAACGGAAAAAAGTTAAAGAGCATCAAGCAATCCGTTGCGGCGGCGGGTCAGCGTGTCGGAATAAACTATCTGACTCCGCATGTTCTCAAACATTCCGCTTGCGTTTGGATGGCTGAAGGTGGTGTTCCTTTGGCTGACATATCCGACCTGACGGTGACAGACATCAAAACCATTATGGACAACTACATGATCTTCACACCAGCCAGAGGAAAACGCGCAGTTTCTGCAACTCAGTTTTGAGCATAAAAAAATTATGGAACGTATTGTTTTAAGGACAACTGATACAACTGTATCACTTTCGACGTTCTCTTTTGTTCGCAGTTTTTGGATAAGTCATTGATTTTAAATGGTGCTGTAGGGGAGGATTGAACTCCCGACCTCTCCCTTACCAAGGGAGTGCTTGAAAGAAACAAGTGATAAAAAATAGCCTTGTTTTCTTTTATATAAATTTAAAAATTCACTTTATGTTCTCAAATAACAAACTTCAAGTGATACAATTGTATCAGTTCCCGTCACGCCCGTTAGACCCGTTGGCCCCGTTGGCCCTGTTTGAACAAAAAAAAGGGGAGCAAGCGCCCCCCTCTATAGTTTTTCCCGTAAGGGAAACCCAAACATATCGAAAGCTTTGGATTTCTATTGTGTAGAAATTCAGATTCTCAAATATGAATGCTTTACCTTTAGCTTATTCATTAGTGCATGACAAGCAAACCAACACAAAATGTTGATTTAGGCATATTTTTACAACACACTGTCGAAGCTTAATGGACTACTTTGAACCAAAGATTCGAGTGTAGCTTGGATCTTCGTCGTATTCTTCGCGCCACTTGTTCTCGGTAAATTCTGCAAATCTGATCAGATCGTCGGCGTCCAGTTCAAGCTGAATGACCGCATCGGTCAAAGTCGTAATCTCACCCTGCAACTGTTCAATCTTGTGTGCCTGATCCGAGATCCACCAAACTGCGGCGCCAACTTGAGCAGTCATCGCGAAAACAAGAGCGACAGGAATTTTCAAGTCTGTCATTATTTTTTCCCGAAAAACTTAGAGGCTTGTCGGCTCGCGAAACTTGCAGAAATTATGATCCCCAGCGCAGCCTTGTACCAATCGGGGCAAGCATCAAGCGCATGAAATCCGTTCTCGACTACAGTGCGCCCCCAATCCCCAGCGAAGGCCAAACACAAGGGTATGGCGAAAATTATGGCGTAGAGTTCATCTTTCCATGAGTGGTTTGACCCTTGCGCCATAATCTTTTCCCAATCTGCCTCGCTCGTTGCTCGACTGACCATAATTTGAGCCTCCGCTTCGGCGCGAGCGACTTTGGCTTTTGTTTCTGCGGCCTTTTGCTCGACTTTTCCATTAAGCCAAGTCCCAGCTAGAGAAGTTAAAGGGCTGATCAAAGCTTGTAACATCATTCAGTTTCCTTTTTTGCATTCTTTTTCCCAAGTGCAGAGAACCCCATAAAGCTAACAACAACGCCGATCTGGGCCAGAACGACAGTGTTCACAAATCCCAATGTTGCTTGAATGCGTTCAAGCGAAACTAGGGGGGTGTATTGTATGGCAACAACCGCCATCACAAAGATCATTGAGGCCCAAGCCATCATTCTTTGCTGATCGGCCATTCTGTCCTCATTATCCAGACGAACGAACTCTTTTCTCATCCGCAGTTCTGCATCGGAAACAATGCCATCCCCGTCTACATCTAAGGTTTCGAACTCCGAACCCACTTCAAGTTTTTTTGCTGACATTTTTCAAACCTCTATGTTGATTTTTGTTCCTTGCGGCCTGTCGGCGTTTGTCTTTCGACCAAATCGATCATAAGTTTCACCCAAGTCAAAACGTTGCTTTGCCAACGCCTCTAAATGGCTGTGATTGGCCCTGTGTTCTTTCTCGACCCGTTGCTCTGCCAAATGGGTTTCGATAGCCTCACGCGCCCTCGTTTGCTCATGTATATGTGAGCCGACATTAAACGGTGCAGAGCCAATTCCAGCGACGCCATCAGCCATCAGAGCCGCCCCTGCCTTGCTAGAATTATGACAATGGTTATCCCAATCATGGTTGAAACGATTATGACTGCGCCACCATAAAGCACGATGCGCTCAACCATCTTTGCCTTGCGCTTTTTCTCGGCCTCAACCTTTGCCTTTCGGTCTTTTCTTGCTTGAACTCTTATGGCTTGAAGCTCACCCCAAGCGCTAAAACCTCTGGTGGCAATTACGATCTGACGCAGTTCTTCTTCGGCGTCCTTGGCCCTTTGTAAATTTACGAAAGTCTCCATTGCGTTTTCATCTGACCCAGAAAAAAGGCTGTTCTTCTTTTTCTCATGGGCAGCGCGTAGATCGTCTACTCCATCAAAAAACTCGCCTATCTGTCTGGTAACACTTATCAATTCCTGACCCGCAGACACCGCCGCTTTAACCGCCGCCAGTGCTGTAAATGGGTCAATCATACTGAGCGCCCCACGATCACATAGGCGGGACACGGCCCTTCGGGCGAAGTTCTGATGACTTTTGGATAATGATAATAAAATGCCGATTTCTCAATCGGACATCTATAAATACAAGCCTTATACATCACCCCGAACGGGTACATACCAAAGGCCACTGAAGTTATCGCACAGATCATTTTATTCACCCCGCGACTATTGGGGGCGTTTGCAAGCATTTAGTGCCTCAGTGGGCCTCTATGCGAGCGTGGCAGCGTCTCTGCGCTTATAAAGCCGCTCTGTTGAGCCATCCTTTCAAAAACTTTTTATATGACGGTTTTCTGACCACCAGATCGCGGTAAAAATCAGCCTGTCGATTTCGCAATGCATTCATCATCGAACCTTCATCGATCCAGTTCATGGCAGCAATTGATGCTGGGCCAATCGCACCATCAACAACAAGCTTTTCGCCGCAATCATTGGCTGCGCGTTGGGCGAGTTTGTTGGCTTGCTTTGGCCCCATATTTACCGCCATGTCAAAGCATTTTATCGAGACTTCGGCGTGTTTAATTTTCGGGTATGCTTTCCCGTCCCAGAAGTGCGCCTTGTAAACCTTGAGAGCTTGTTTTTTTGTCAAAGCCTTCATGTCTTCTGCATCGATGTCACCATCGCCATCAATGTCGAGGTCAACGCCTGACTGCTTTACAAATCGTAATGATATGCCCCAATTAGTAGCACCACCCGCGTCATTAGGATCGTCAACATAGCCACCCTCTACTTTAAGGACGTGATCAGCCGCTCTTTTCCAAACTTCATCACTCATTTAAACCCCCTCCGAGGTAAATACCGAACCCAATAATCGCTAAGACACAGACAGCTAAAGCCTTGCCAAAAGCGCTCAAAAAACCACTTTTCGCTATTCTGTAACCATCAAGAATGCTGCGAATTTCTCGAATATCGGTTGCTGCATTTTCATCATGCAAACCGAGATCAGCCAAAGCTTGCTTTGCCCCTATATGAGCCGACTTTGCCACCAATGCGTCCAGTTGGCTTTCTGAAAGGCTAATACTTTGATCGCTCATTTCGATTTCCAATTATTACATTTTGTAATCTTATCAGATAAAGTTTTTAATTTAAATGTCTAATCTGGTTTCGTGGGCCAATTTATGGTCGTGGGAAATCCCGACTGCTGGGGAACATCTAAAAGATCAGTGCGATATTGCGTCCATTCCGCTTGCTTTTCAGAAGTCAATTCTGCCCACCTAAGATTATTCGAGGCTATGGGATCAACCTCAGAAAAAAGCTTTCCATCTCTTTCTATCCTTGCGCGATCTGAAAGAACACTTAATTTCCTGTCTGCATTTTCTACCCATGCACCATCAACATAATCGTAATATTCTTCTGGCCTTTCATCTACCTCAATAGCACCCTCTGGCCTTGGGTGATCTTTAAGGAATTTTTTGCTTGGCTCAGATATTTCTACAAAATAAGAGCTATCGCTTGGAACAAAAAAAGATTTCATTTTATCACCTCAATTCAGCCCACACTCTATCGGTGGTTCCAGTAAGATAATACCACCCGCCCACTGGGATTATGGCGCTTGCGTATGCTTCATATATGTTTACATGACCGCTTCCCCCAACCGTTATAGAGCCAGTCGTTCCGCTTGGAGTGCTTGCTTGACTGTTCCAGACATAAAGAGCGCCTGGTCCACCATCCGCGCCTCCTATATTAACTGCAATGGGTTTGTCTGTTGTGTTTCTATAGTGAACACTGTTTGACCTACCAGAACCATTGCCAAAATTTGTCCAAGTTTGTCCAACCCCAATAGGCGAGTATGGGCTTAAATAAACTTGCTCAAGGCTTGAAGTTTGGATTTGATAATTAGCTTCTGCATCACCCCCATCACCGCCAAATTTGCTAAATCTTGCACTAGCTCCACCCGCCCCACCTGAGCCAAGAGTAATTGTAAGATAAACTTCTGTGTAGCCAGTAAGATCCACAAAGTCAGATGCGTGAACTCCAGCTCTACCGCCAGATCCACCAACCGTTGAGCTTGTAAAAGTAGCTGGCTGTCTACCTCCAGCACCGCCGCCCCCTGATCCCTTCGATCCATCGTAACCATCGCCAAAGCTGGCATTTGCCGCCGCGCCGCCCAAAGCAAAAGCACTATCTTCGCCAGCGCTTCCGTACCATGCCGCAGCGCTAGTTGCCCCCGCACCGCCCGCCGCAGTTACGCTTATGATTGTTGCAGATGAAGCCCCTAAATAACGCCCAGTTAAAACGTAAGAGGTGCTGGTTCCATTACTGCCGTTAGCACCATATTCTGCGCCTTTACCGCCGCCGCCGCCGCCTACTGCCTCTATCGAAATGCCCGTAACTGGCAGTGATGTATTTGAGGGAAGCTTTCCGTTGCTATCACTTATTGCTACGTTAGAAATATTTGATGTAACAGTAACGGCTGTCTGCAAAGACCCCGTTCCTGACATAATGGTTGGGTTAATTAATTTGGTTTGATTAATATCAAATAAAATTCCATGCTCGTTAGCACTTCCTGCATTTGCTCCCGTTGCAAGTGCAAACTCACTTGATCCCGCTGGGTTGCCAATCCATAAACCATCTGCGGTATCTGAATAAGATGTTTTCCCAATCTTCCATCCACCACCATCAAGATAATTAATATTTTGAGCTATAGTGAGCTGTTGCGCTGTAATTGATAACGCTGACTGGTGATTGACTACCGCTTCCTTTGCAATAACAAGAGGCGAGAAAATAGCTGGATTTTCAAAGGTTCCAGAATTGTCAGTCCAATCTTGATCATCATAAACCCACTTTCTGGCACTGAACTGAGTAGGGGCACGACCCGCTGCGTATTCTGTATCGGCGCTGTTTACGAACCTTGCCCAAACTACCGCATCATCTGGGATGTCGCTCATCTGAGAAAGCATAGGATTTGCAGCCAAGAAAGCAGTATTCAAGGCGGTTTGCACTGTAGAAGTGTTATCTCTTGGATCAATATTATCTACAATAATATCAGCGCCGTTAAGCGTTACGACAAGCCCACTTTGACCCTCTGGGCCTGTTGCCCCGTCCTGCACAAATTTAACAGGGGTTGACCAAGTTAAACTACTATCGGTTCCCGTAGGCCCAGAAACGCTTGCAGTGGCATTTGAAACATAAACTGGATCTGATCCAGAGGGAACCCCATCACTCCATCCACTTGGAACAGTTAAAGAGTTAGTAGTAAAGTTATAAGAGCCGCCCGTTGGAGCTTGAGTAATCACTGACGATGATCTCTTAAAAACACTTGCTACAAAAGTAGACAGCCCATCACCGCCATCAGTCCCATTCTCAGCATAAAGATACGGCGTTGACCATGTTCCCGCTGTCTCTGAACCAGTATCTCCTTGGATTTGAAATTGAAAATTACACGCATAAATTGGGTTTGTTCCAGAAGGAATGCCTTTGGACCAGCCCGTTGGAGCAGTTAGAACATTAGTGCCAAAATTAAATGAGCCACCAGATGGTGCGCTTGGCGCAGATGTTGCCCTCTTGTAAACTGTTGCTTGGAATGTAGAAAGCCCCGCTGGGCCTGTCGCACCCGTCGCACCTGTTGGCCCAGTTGGCCCCGTAGCACCCGCTGGTGGAGCCGCATCCGTAGTCACTTGTCCCGTTGCCACTTTTGCGCTTTCGTTTCCAACACGGTCTACGGAAGAAACCCAATAATAAAAAGACTGAGAGTTGTTCAAACCACTGTCGGTAAACACAGTCCCAGATGACTTGCCAATAAATGAAGAAGTTCCTGAGTTGTTGGAAGTGTTTCGGTAAACAGAAGAACTCCCCAAGTCTATGTCACTTGGATTTGTCCAGCTAATAACGACAGCATTCAACGTTCCGTCTGCGGATACATTAGTCGGAACACTAGGCGCGGTTGTGTCTTTGTTTATATAACCACCAGAAAGGATTGCAGCTTGACTAATAACCGCTTCAGGGGAAACTTTTCCGTTTTCGGTATGTGTTCGAGCGCTAATAGAGTGTCTTATATAGTCGCCCGAACTTGAGCCGATTGGCGGAGTTGATGACATCCCAGAAAACAGGACAGAGCTTTCTGTTTCTGTAAGGCTTACGCTTTCAAAAGTGCTTGTTTGCTGTAAGACATTCGAAGAATTATATCGATGCTTTAAAAGCTTTATTTCTGTAAATGTGAAGTTTGGATGACTTCCATGCGTGACAGGAACGCGCATCGCTAAAACCTGATTACCCGCTTCATCCAAGAAGTTTTCTTTGACAGGGGTTCCTAATGTGGGCGCTGTAATCGTGTCGATAAAGCTATCCGCGAGCGCCGATCTGGTTAAATAGTCGTGGTCGGCTGTATTCCATGTGTATGAACTGTCAGCATATTCTTCTAAAGAAATCTTGACCGCACCATCTGGTGTAAGTTGATAAGACGAAATGCGCCACTTTGTGGCAGTTGTGACGATGCTATCGGTTCCAACGTTGGCAAGCTTTTCTGGCTCAAAAGTAACTGTCACAACGTCCATTACCTTGAGATAAGAAAACTTCGGCTTCAAAACCAATTCCATCGTGTTCGTCAGTGAGTTTTCTTTCAAAACAATGGAAGCCAAGCGCTGCGCCCTTGCCTCGTCCGTTATCATCGCAAGATCTATTTGCTGTAAATGCTCTCGCCCGTCACTTGCGATCAATGATGAGCTAGAAATGGGGCTAAAGTCTGTTTGCTGGAAGTCGCTGTCTTTATCAGTAAAAGTCCCAGAAACTTTATTAATGCGCCCCGCAACTTCTGAATTTATATTTATATTAAGCTCGGAAACTATGTCATCTTCGGTCAGCCCTACTACAACGCTTGAGCTATCCTTTGGAACTAAAAGACGAAGAACACCCGCTTCTTCGACAAGGGTTCCGTGACAAGGTACTAAAAGCTGTTCAAGCGTGGCAATGACTTCATCGTTTAAGAACGAAACCCCGTTCGTTGTATATCGTGCCTGTGTGCTATTTGATCCATTTGCGAGTTGAATGTTTACATTTTCGTCACAAATATCAGCCGCTGCTCTCATTGCAGCCATATCTATATCAGAAGGATCAACGGACATTCCGTTTAGAAGAAAATCAAGAACACAAAGTGCTGAATTGTTTGAAAAAGCCCAAGTTGTGTCATCGTCGTATCGATGAGAGCCAGAGCCTCCACCAACCCCGCCACCGTCTAGCCTCGGATCATAAATTTTGCGGCCCTGCACCTTCACACGAACTTGAGGGATGCCCTGTGTCCAGACCTCATTGTTGTGAACTAATTTATAAGCAAGCCAAGAGTTCCCAGTCATCTTGTGGTTGCTCGTCCAAGAAGTGTTTGCCGTTAAATTTACAACGCTAGAGCTTGATCCAGAATTTCCATTTACACCAACTCTGAAGGTTCCATAGCCGCTATAAGAACCCGAACTTATTGACGCGCCAGCGCCATCAAGGTCGCCCGATAGTGTTTGCTCTACCTCATTGAAATAGATCTCTGTGGCGGCGTTTATTGGCCCTTCGCCTAGATAAACGACACGATAAAGATCTTTGTTATCTGTCCCTGCTGTCTCTTGAAAAATTAAATGCCCATTAACAACCATTTCTCCATAAATAAACCTTCTTGGAGCAACAGTTCCAAACTGCATGTTTTGAATTTCTTGAGCGCGATTGCGAGCCTTTCTACGGGCATCAGCTTCCATTTCACGCATTTTTTGTTCAGCAATTTTTACACTGGCATAACCAGTCGCAATAACCATTGAGCCATAAACAATCACTTGTGCAGCAGCCATAGAAAGCCCTGCGTTCATAAGGTAAACAATACCCGCTGTGGCTAGTTGGGGCATTTAAATCTCCATCTGGTGGCGTGTAAGGGGTTGCAGACAGTAATGCCGCTTTCATCACTCAAAAACGCAGAGCCGCCCTTCCAGCCAAGCCCTAAAGTGTGCTTGTCAAAATCCAAGACCAGATCCCCGTCTTGAGGGTTTTCTGCTTTAGTGAACCCCATTTTGAGGATAAGGCATTCGTGCATTTCGCTGACGCTTTTAAATTTAAACTTTGCTGCGACTTGCTCTAATTTCTTGAATGAACTGGGCCAGTTTTTCCGATTTATTTTGATGTTTTCTTCAATCACCTCAAAAACAGGAGCGCCTAGTCTTTGAAAGTATAACCCCGTAAACAAAACACAGTCGTTTTCTCCATAAGAAAAACCTCTTTTCATGGCTCTGATTATATAGCTGTCTAGACTATTCATCCGTTGCCCCAAGTCACTTGCTTTAAAGACCCGACCCCATCAGCTAAAAACTGCAATGATTGGTCTGTGCTATCTTTTTCCTTTTGAGATCCATCATTAAGAGCATCTAGTCTGGGGCGTGACCAATCTGAGAACTGACTGACGGTCTTTATGACGATGCTAGTGTTGCTGCTTGAAGTGTTATACTTCACGCTGTCGACCAACCCCTTGTGAACCCTAACCAAGTTTAAATTGGCATGTTCAATCGCTCCGCTGGGGTTCATCGCCGCATCGTAAATAAATGCTTGGGTCTTATTGATGTCGTATGAACTGGTGAGAAATAAATTTAAAAGTTCATTGTTTAGCCCGTTGAAAACTATTTGTAGGCCATTTCTCTTTAACTCTGTTGTTTCTGAAATAGCCGCTACGCTGACAATACCCTCGCCACCGTAATATGTTGCTGTCGAGCTATCATCAGGCCCGTTCACGTCAAAGTCTAAAGATGAAGTGTTGAACCGCAGAACTCCATCCGTAAAGGGCGAGGCAGTCCAGTTTGGCACGACCAATCTTATAAAATAGCAGCGCGAAAAATCTACAGACCGAGCGCTTTGTGCAGTGCTGTCAAACTCTCTCGACATTAAAATGACTCCATAAAGGAAAAACCAAAGCTACCCAGAACAGGGGGCGCGATTTCCCATGAG